GAGGTGCTCCATGTCCAAACGCCCCCTTGAAGAGGGCACTCGGGCTCGGGCAAAGGTCTTCCGCCTCGGCCCGGCGCTTGAGGCACGCCTGAACGGACTTGCAAGGCAGCTCGGGATCACGCCCAGCGAAGCCATCCGGCTCGCGTTGGAGTCCTACATCGCCTACAAGGAGACCCGCTGATGCTTCGTCAACTGGCGGTACTAGTCATGCTTGTCGTTGTGACCTTCGTGGGGTGGTCTTACCGCGCGTCCCCAGACTACGTCGCGCGGGCGAAGGCCGCGACGTTCGTCCTGAACATCGAGGCCGTCTTCGCGTTGTCGGTCGACGAGAAGGCGTGGGATAAGTACGGCGCGGCTCTGATGAATGAGATCGGGGCGAAGCGCATCCAGCGGCGCGAGAACTGGCGCGTTGGCTCCTACGTCCTCATCAGCGCCCCCATCGGAGGGGGTACGGCGTGGTGGTTCGCTGTTGATAAGGAGAAGAGAGAAGCCTACGCCCTGACGAACGCCCACGTAGCACTCATGGGCGCCAAGGGGACCCTAAAGGCGCTCGAAGCAGCGAACAAGAAGTTCCCGGCTTTCAAGTACATCATCGACTCCGGGACGTGGCTCTGCCCGAACTTCACAAACGCCTCGTGGCCTAAGTCGTGCCTGAGCGAGCCTGACGTGGAGCTGGCCGACGTCGACCTCGACTTCGCGGTTGTCACGTTTGATTCTCTGGCAAAGGACACGTTGAAGGGCATTACGACTCTGCCGCTGGGCGACGACAGCGTGATGAAGGACGGTGATCCAGTCTTCATGGTCGGCGCCCCGTACCTGGTCGGCGACGTGGTTGCCAGGGGCCAGTGGCTCCGCCGCGGCGACGGGTGGATCGACGAGCCAGGGTGGCGGGCGAGCCTGCCGAACGACATCGTGTCGGCCGGCGGGTACAGCGGGAGTGCGGTGGTGAGCGCGAAAAGCGGTAAGGTCGTCGCACTACACCACGGCTCGTTCGCGGGGTTCCGCAGCGGGCGTAACATCGGGCTGTCTGTGCCGATCAGTCTCATCAAGGTCATCCTGGCGCTGAACGGATACCCGGTAGGGGCTGTTCGATTGTGAGAGAGATAACGCCGGAGGCTCGATGGGTCCTGGTGCGGACCTTCGCGGCGTCGACGGCCGTCGCCTTCTGGCTCGGCGCGACGCTGGGGCCAGAGTGGGTGGTCCCCATGTTCGGGGCCTTCTCGCTCCTCTTCGCGGCGCTGCTCTGCTGGATCAGGGTCGGCATCGGATAATCTTCTCCAGAACTTGACAAGTCCTTGCAAGTGTAATACGATGGCCGGTGGAGAGGAGGTCTGCCGGCCATGTCAGTTCCCCGAGGTGCGTGGGCAAGCAAGGAAGGCCAGAAGCTGCTGGCCGCGGTGCTTGACGGCAAGCTGACGCGCGCGCAGGCCGCAGCGCGTGCCTCTGACCTCTGGAAGACGAAGGTGATCGAGAAGCACGTCAAGGATGCGGCCTACCGCCAGAAGAACCCGGACTACCGGGCGGCGGCTGTCCTCGGGAAGTCCGGGATGCCGGCGTCACGGCTCCGGGTGCTCCGGCCCAAGACCTCGCGCGACAAGCTCGCGCAGCTGACTGACGTGGCGGCGGAGATCGTCGCCGAGGCCGTGAAGATCCGCATCCAGGACCTTGAAGCTGAGGTCGCACAGCTCCAGCAGGACAAGGAGCGACTGGAGGCGGAGCTCGCTGGGGAGCGGGCTCGGGTGGGCTCCGTTGAGCGCGCCGTGGTCGAGAAGCTGCGGGAGAAGGGCGTTCTGGTTGAGCACTCCGTTCCCACGGACTAGCGCGGCCTCCTCCGGGTTCTCTTCCTCCCACCGCTGAAGGAATGAGCGCGGCACTCCGGGGTGGACCTCTCCTGGCGGCCACTCGCCGGTGTACCGGCGGTACGCGCGGCGCACCGCATCTTCGGACTTGTCTAGATCCAGAGCGACTTGGGCAAGACTTCTTGTGCCACCACGAACCGCCTGGAGCAGCTCCGTGCCGTTTGGGGTGTTCCAGAAAGCTTCCAACGCTTGACCTCCGGCTGCTTAGAACTCTACCCCGAGCTGCCCGAGGCTAGACTGATACGAATCGGCATTGTGCAACATCGGGGTAGGTAGATAGGAGTTTCGGCATAAGAACGAGAGAATCCTACTGCCGGCGACTGCCGGGAAAGGAGCACTTGGGAGATGGCTCCGAAATGCCTCATTACAGATCTAAGGCCAGAGGCCCGCAGGTTCTATACCCGCCTGGGGGCCGTGCTAGGCACACCGCTCCCGACGACAGTCCTGTGTCTGCTTGAAGAGCTCGCGGCGCATCCTGCGGCTCTATCGGCCCTGGCGGGTGCCCTTGACGAACGGGTGTTCGACCTGATAAGCTAGGGGGCAGTGGAGCCGCGGTAGGAGAGCTGGGCTCGTCCAGGCTTTCGGAGGACGGATGCCCATTCTGTTCTCCACCTCCCTCCGCGAGCGGCTCTGGCTGGTCCCCCTCTCCTCCCCAGCCTTATCACCTCCCCGGTGAAGAGCCGCTCACTCTTTGTGACTGGAGGATTGCAAGTGAAGAAGAAAGTCTGGAAGCCGAAGAGGGTCACAGTCGAGTGGCTCGACGCCAGTGCTCAGGTCGAGCTGCACGGAACACTGAACGCCGTCCTCGACCAGGCCAGGCTGAAGCGGCGCGAGAGCCAGGGTTGGCTCCTGCGGTATGACGACCAATTGACCGTGATTGCGCGCGACTACGATGCGCCCGAAGAGGACGGCGAGGAGCCGGAGACGGGCGACACTCAGACCATGCCGAGCATCCTCGTCCTCTCTGTTCGGCAGGGAAACCGGAGGGTGAAGAAAGATGGGGATCAAGGATCTGAGGCGCAAGCAGGATCGGGCGCTCCGCGAGCGGATGAAGGCTCAGCTGCCAAGCCACGCGGACGTCGTGGCGGTGGTGTCCGTGCTGATGCGCCAGATGGCCGAAGTCCGGACGGCGCTCAAGCAGAAGGGCTTGCTGGAGGAGCGGACGGACACGGGGCTGATTAAGGTATGAAAACGCTGCCAACTACTGCCGAACAGAAGTCGCTTGTCGAGCTCGCCCGCGACCAGGGTTTCGACGTTCTCAAGTTCCTCCAGGCCGTGATGGATAACGCCTGGCAGGCACTCGGCGAGCCGAAGCCCATTCCTCTGAGCCTGCGGATCGCCGCAGCAGACCTGCTGCGCAAGTACGCTGCGCTGCCGGCGAACGTCAATCTGGAGCTGGACGTGCGGAAGATCCTGGTCTACGAGGGCGACAAGAACGTTACGCCGCTCCCACCGGGTCGGCGGCCGGATGACATGCAGCCGCTGCTTCTGGACACTGGCACGGCTGCGCCGTATCCTCGGCCTCGGCCCTCGACGACCAACGATGCCCCCTAGGGTTGAACGGGTCGAGCTTCGGTACTTCGGGAAGAAGTCGGGCTCGATCAACGCGAAGCAGTGGGCGGCCCACCAGGCCGTGACCCAGGACGTCCACACGGTCGGTATCGAGGGCGCCGGCGGGTCGGGCAAGACCTACTGGCTCATCAACGAGACGCTGGACCTGTGCCTGCGATTCCCCGGCTGCATGGTGATTCTCTCTCGCTGGACGCAGGACTCGCTGGATGCCGTCCTCCGGCCGCTGTTCTACAAGGTCATCCGGGAGGACTATGACGAGGAGATCCTGGCGACTCAGCTGCCGCATAAGGGCTGGATCGCCGCTGAGGAGCGGCAGATCCTCGCCAACAACAGCTCGGTCTACCTGCGCGCTCTGAAGAGCGGCGACGACAACAACCGCTATGCCAAGTTTGACGGCCTGACCTTGGGGGCCGTGGCAATCAGCCAGGCGGAGGAAGTGCCGAAAGACATCTTTCAGCGACTCCGCGTCCGCCTCCGGCAACCGGGCGTCCCCCATCACTTCCTCTTCGAGATGAACCCGGTCCATGAGGACCACCACATCTATCGAGAGTTCAAGGCTCCTGACCCGTCCCGGCGGCTGCTAGTCAGCTCCACCTACGACAACGAAGCCAACCTTCCTCCGGACTTCATCCGCAACTTGGAGCGCGACTACCCGCCGGGGCACCCGCTTCGCCGGCGGATGCTCTTCGGCGAGCGCGGGCTGTCCGCGCGCGGCGACCCCGTCGTCGGCGAGCTGTTCAACCACCGGCTCCACATCCAGGAGGTCGAGTACGACCCCGGCCTCCCGCTGATCCTCTCCTACGACCCCGGCGCCCGTCACCCGGCGGTCTCCTGGGCACAGATCACGCTGGACGGCCAGCTCCGCGTGCTGGACTGCTACCTCGGCACGGACACCTATGCCGACGAGTTCTTCCAGCGCGTCTTCCAGCAGCAGGCTGAGACGTTCGGCGAGGTCGTGGAGCTGTACGCGTGCGGCGACCGAGCGATGGAGCAGCACAAGGGGAGCTCGAAGAAGACCGAGTTCGACATCTTCAAGCAGTGGCTGAAGCCTTGGGGGGTGTCGCCCAAGGTCGGCGTGGTCGCAGACAAAGCGTTCCTCGTTCAGCAGTTCCTGAGCTACTTCACCCGGCTGGTCCGGGGGCAGCCGGCGATCGTCTTCCACCCCCGCTGTGCCTACCTGATCGAGGCGATGGAGGGCGGCTGGGTCTGGGACGAGCCTACCGAGGCCCGCCCGACGCCCAAGCTGCCCAAGCAGGATGGGTATTACGATCACGGCGTCGACACGCTGCTGTACATCAAGCAGCACTTCGGGCCGGGCATCCGGCAGCCTCGGAAGGCCCATGACCCCGACGCTCCTCCGCGCCAGCCGAAGCGGAAGCGCACGACGGCCGCGGGGTATTAGGTGCCCTTGACATGGCTTGCAAGCCTCTGATAGGATAGGAACACATGTTCGCCAACCCGCTTGCAATTCGACCCCTAGGGAATAGGGTTCTGGTTCAGGTGCTGCAGGAGGAGCTCCAGCGCCGCTCCGGGCTTGTCATCCCGAGCAACGTGAAGCACCCCTCCTGCCAAGGGCTCATCGTGGCCGCAGCGCCGGGAGTATGCGACTTGATGCCAGGAGACGTCGTGCTGTTCGACTCGTATCAGGAGAACCAGATCTTTCCCGATCCGGCGGACCCCACGGATGAGTACCTGCTGATAGAGGCGGACTCAATCATGCTTGTTCTAGAAGACGATCCCTACGAGCACCTGCCTAAGCTCAAGCCTGGGCAGGAGCCGGAGGATCTCCCAACAGGCGAGGAGAGGATCATTTGATGGAAGAGCTCGCGTACCAGGCGATCGGAGAGCTGTACGTCGCGAACCTGATCCTGCAGCGCCATCTGCGCGAGCAGGCGGAGCGCGCCGAGAAGTTGCAAGCGGAACTCGACGAGAGTAAGGCGGCCGGAAAGGCTGCCGGAGAGGAGACACCTTCATGAAGATCAAGCCCGTGGCTATCGTGCTTGCCGTGCTCGGCTTCGTCGCCGGCGGGTATGTGCAGGGGTACTTCGGCCTGCAGGGGTACGGCATCATCTCGCTCGCACTCGCCGCTGCCGGATTTGCGGCTGGGCAGTATTTCATTAAGTAGCCCACGCCTCGGAGGTCACAATGAGCGTTCTTCCTCCCCCGGCTGAGCAGCCAGCCGCGCCCGCGCCTATAAGCTTCGACGCGCCGCAGTCGGCGCCGCCGGAGCAGCCTGTCTTTGCGATCGTGCTTGAACAGTCCGATCGCGAGGATCTGGCGCGCGCATACTCGAACGAAATCGAGCGATCGCTTCGTGTCCGCAGGCTCGGCTCCACCGCCAGCAAGGGGCTGGAGCAGGACCTGCAGGACTACTGGGAGCGCTACGAGCTGATCCCGCCGGACCGCGAGCTCCCCTTTGAGGGCGCCGCGAACTACCGCGTCCCCTTGACGAAGTGGGTCATCGACTCCATCCACGGCCGCGCCTACGCCGGCTTGTCTTCCGTGCGGCCGACTTACAAGGTCGAGCCGATGGAGCCGGATGACAGTGCCCACGCCGCACGGATTGAAGAGTTCCTGGACTACGTCTTTGAGCAGGAGCTCAACTACGCGGAGTGGCTCGACGACGCGCTCCTGAACGGCCTGGTCGAGGGCACGGCTGTCGGCGTCCTGAACTGGGATGTCAAGACGGAACATCGGCTCCAGGAGGACATTCAAGAGATCCAGGAGCCTGTGCCGGACGAGTCGGGGCAGCCCATGCTCGATCCCTATGGGCAGCCCATCATGAAGCGCACGACAAAGAGCCGTATCGTCGAGCGCGAGGATGTGTCTTACGAGGGGCCGCGGCTGGACCTCGTGCCGCTGCTGGACTTCCTGGTCGCCGACTGGCGCCGGAAGAACCTGGCGGAGCAGCCTTGGATGGGGCATCGCACCCGGCTGTACGCGCCGGAACTGTCGGCGCTCCGGGGCCAGGAAGGCTATATCGACGAGGAGATCGACGCGGTCCTGTCTAGCACGGGGAACCAGGCGACGGAGTCCGTCCTCACGGCGCAGCAGGCCGGCGAGGAGAAGCGGACTGGCGTCGTGGAGTCCAGCCAGCCGTCATCGCTCAAGATGCTCCAGTGGTATGAGATCTGGAGCCTCCTGGGGTGGTACGACTGGGACCGGGACGGGCAGCCCGAGCGCGTGGTCATGGAAATCGCCATGCCGCAGCGCCGGCTGATCCGGCTCATCAAGTACCCCTACCTGCATAACCGCCCCAACTACATCGTCCTTCGCATCCTCCCTCGGACATCGCACTTCCTCGGCCGCAGCCTGGCCGCGGACATGCGGATGACCCAGGACGAGACAGACGCCACGCACAACCAGCGGACGGATGCGACGGCGGTGTCCATCGCGGCTCTCTTCACGTTCCTGGTCGGCGAGGGGGCCAGTCTTGACCTGGAGCGGGACAAGATTCAGCTCGGGCGGCCGATCAAGGTCGAGGGCGACGTCAACCAGATCCAGTCGCTCGCACGCGCCTTCCGGGGCGTGCAAGTCCCCGGCGCCGAGCTGGAGAACTTGCTCCTGAGCTTCGCCGAGCGCCTGAGCGGCATCAGCGATGCGCAGACCGGGCGGACCACCACGAGTCGGACGACCGCGTTCGAGATCGGCGCGGTGATCCAGGAGGGCAACGTCCGCTTCAAGCGGTACATCGAGCGGTGTGAGGTCGCGCTGAAGGAGCTGGCCTATCAGGTCATCGGCCTGTACCAGCAGCACGCCGACCGCGCGATGCCTAAGGTCGTGAAGGTGCTGAACGACCCCGACAACCCGTTCCGGACGGTCGAGGCGAACGAGATCGCCGGACGGTTCAACTACCGCGTGCATGGCGCCGCGATTGCCAGCAACCAGGACCTCGACGCCCGCAAGATGCTAGAGCTGCTGGAGCTGGTGGAGAAGAGCGCCGTTCTGCAAGCCTTCATTAAGATCAACCCACTTAACGGCTGGAACCTGGCAAAGATGGTCCTGGACAAGCTGGGAAGCGGCGACATCCCCGTCACGGACATCATCGGCACGAAGGAACAGCTGCAAGCGTACCTTCAGGCCCAGGCCGCTACGGCGGCTGGCAGGCCAGAGCCGGGCGGCAGCGACCCTAGAGTCGAGCAGACCGTCCAGAGTATCCAGACTGGGCGTCCCATCCCCCCTGCCCCGGCCGAAGTAGCTCCTCAGGTGGGCTAGGGTGGCCTTGACAAGGGAACAATTGTTCGATACGATGGGGCCACTGCAAGACCTCATCGCCTCACCTGGCTGGACGGTCTTCGCACGGGAGCTCCAGGCCCGAAGGACTCGCCACCTACTCAACCTGACAATCGAGTCTGCGACGGGCGACCTGGCTGCCGTGCGAAGCTTGCAAGCCAAAATCACTGAGATCGACATCCTGCTTAAGTGGCCCGAGCAGGAGATCGAGAAAGGACGGCGGGTCGCACTCGCACGCGCCAGCGTATCGGCGCAAGGAGACTGATTCATGCCTGAAGAGCTTTCGGTCGCCGCCCCCGTAGTGGCGGATCAGGCAAGCTTGGTTCCCGCACCCGCAACTGCACCAGTCGTCGCCGGCGACGCACAGCCGGGGGACGGGAAGCCAAAAGGACAACCGCTGTCGCCAGAGGTGCACGCGGCAGTGACTGAAGAGCGGGCGCGCTCTGCGCGTTACCGCGGCGCCCTGGAACAGCTCGTCGTCATGGACGAGCAGGGCGAGATCGTCGGGCTCCGGCCCGAAGTCGTGGAGCATGTCCGGACGCAGATTGCTGCGGCCCCGGCGGCCCCGACGTCAGACCCCGAGGTGGCCTACCGCGCTCGGATCGGCGAATGGGCGACGAAGCTCGGCTTCCTCCCCGAACAGGTGGAGGGGGTTGTGACGCTCGCAGAAGCCATCGCGCGTAACATCGTCTCGCAAGAGACGGAGCCGATGGTGTCCGCCAACATCGAGTCGATGAAGGCGGGTCTGATCGCCTCCGACGTGGTGCCGAAAGAGGCCGCGACGTTCGTCGCGAAGTGGGTTGATCGAGCCCGGACGATGAACGCGCGCGCACTTCTGACCCCTCAGGGGCGTGAGACGGTGCTTCGCCAGGCCATCGGAGAGTATTACATCCAGAAGGCTCGTGGCGGGGGTCGGGCGCCTGCAGGGGTTCCGACTCCGGCGATGCTTCGGCCGTCTCCTGGCGCACAGCCAGGCGCACAGCCGACAGCGGACGAGGCGGCAATCCGAGCGAAGCTCGGCCTGACGCCAGCATACACCGCGAACACGCCAAGGGAGGAAGTGCTATGACCAAGCCTCGGGTTCAAGCAATCGACGTTTCCACCCGCTCAGAGCGGGATGTTCTGAAGACGCCGCAGCGTCCAGGCTTTGCTCGGCGCCTCGTGAAGAACGACCCGATCCGCATCGAAGAGATGGAAGAGCTAGGCTACCGGGTCGTGCAGAAGGAGGACGGCGGGCCGTTCGTCCGACGCGAGTTCGTGGTCATGGAGACGCCACAAGATCTCCACGATGCGCGTCAGGCCGCAAAGGTCGCCGAAGTCCGACGTCAGCGCGAGGCGCTCAGCCGGTCCGTCCGGCGCGACCTAGAAGGGGTCACGCAGAAGGACGAGTTCCGGGGCAAGACCGGGATCATCGGCGGCGTGTCAATCGAGGGCGGCGGCTCATAACCGCTGCTCATCACCTGACAATGAGGAACGGAGGGGGGGCATAGGCCCCCTTTTCCTCTCCAGGAGGTTCTACAGTGGCTACAATCGCTAAGGCACAGATCGAAATCATCGACCCCAAGGACGGGGAGTTCCGCACCTACCCCGAGGCCGCGTCCGCCACGTTCAAGCGTGGCGAGCTCGTGACGCTGTCTTCAGGCAAGGTCGCGGCGCTGTCCGGGACCGACCCGACCGCCGAGACGATCCTAGGGATCGCAGTGGCCGACGCCAGCGGCGTGACTGACGCCGACGCGGTCATCTTCGTCCCGACGCCCGACTCGCTCTTCGTCGGCAACCTGGGCGTGTCCCAGGTTACGGCGGCGACCGACCGCGGCGCGCTCTACGGGCTCGTCGAGGCCTCTGACCTCGTGCATGTCGACCAGTCTGACACGACCAACACCCGTGTTGTCGTGGTGGACCTGGACCGGCGTGACAAGGTTGGCGACACGAACGGGCGCGTGATCTTCAAGTTCATGGCCGCCTCGCTCGACCTGAGCGCGTAACGAGCCAGATCCCAGGAGGTAACGTACTGTGGCTATGACCCGAGCCGCGTTTGCGAACTACTTCATCCGCGGCCTGAAGGAAGTCTTCAACACCAGCTACAAGGAGCTTCCCTCGGTGTACGACCGAGTCTTCAACGTGCTGCGGTCGGACAAGAACTACGAGGAAATGCTCGGCATGGTCGGGTTCGGCTACCTGGCGCAGACTGGTGAGCTGGAGACAACCACGCTCCAGGACGCGCTGGAAGGCTTCAAGACCCGCTTCACCCACCTTAAGTACGCGTTGGGCTACCAGCTCTCACAGGAGCTCATCGACGACGACATGTACGGCATGGTCCGAGAGTTCCCGTCCGGGCTAGCGCGCTCCGCGCGAGCCACGATGGAGAAGATCTCGGCCGACGTCTTCAACCTCGGCTTCTCCGGGGGCGCGCCTCTTGCTGACGGGCAGCAGCTCTTCAGCACCGCTCACCCGCTGAAGCGCGGCGGGACCGGATCGAACAAGGCGGCGACCTCAGCCGACCTGGGGATCAGCTCGCTGCGGCAGGGGGTCATCGACCTGCGGAAAGTCACCGACGACTCCGCTATCCCGATCGCCGGCTCGCAGGAGATCAACCTGCTCGTCAGCCCCGAGGGTGAGTTCGACGCGGCTGAGATCATCAAGTCCGTCGAGCGGCCTGACACGGCCAACCGCGCGATCAACGCGCTGGCCCAGCTGCGGCGTTGGAACCTCATCGTGTGGGACTACCTCACCGATGCGGACGCCTTCTTCCTCGGCTACCCGAAGGGCCAGCACAAGCTGGTCTGCTTCATCCGCAAGGACATTGCCCAGGAAGCCGACCAGGACGTCATCAACGACTCCTGGAAGCACGTCGTTCGCTACCGGAAGTCTCTCGGTGCGGCCGACTGGCGCGGCTGGTGGGGCAACCCTGGCATCTAGTCCGCACCTTGCAAGTGTCGCTGGGGGCCTGACTCTGCAACTGAGCTAGGCCCCCGGCGTGCAAGACACTCGGGCGACACAGAGAGCTTCGGCGCCTCGCTCGCCCCAATCGGTGAACTGAAATGGGAGCAACGTTTCACAGTGGCCCTGTGTACGGGGCCTACGCGAACCTGTTTTCGGTTAGCAAGGAGAACATCGCCGCCTCAGCGTCAGCACTAGAGATCCTCCAGATCGACATCCCGGCCGACGAGGACTGGATCATCATGAAGGTCCAGGCGTACTGCGACGTGCAGGGCAACGCCGGCGATGTGGACGTGGAAGACGACGGAGTCAGCATCCTGAGCGCCGACGCTGTGCTTGTCTCGGACGGCGTCGTTGTCGCCGCGGTCGTTGCGACCGGCGGCGAGAAGGGCGCGCTCGTCGCGGGTGGTTCCGTGCTGACGGTCGATGTCGACAACGGTATCACGACCGCCATCGAAGACCTCACGGTCAACGCATGGGGCTTCATCCGCAAGAAGAACCCAACCCCGAGTGACGTGTAGGAGTGGGCTTAAATGGCTAACTCCATTAAGAACAACGTCATCTTCGTCGACACGACGGGCGTCGTCTTCACCGGCGGCGCCCGCGTGATCGCCGTCGCCGTGAAAGCTGCGGCGGCAGCCTCCAGCGTGATCCTGCGGGATGACGCCGCGGGCACTGGACAGAAGCTCATCAGCGTCGGCGACGTCGCGATCAACGGGTTCGACGGCATCGTCACGAAAGCGATCTTCAAGGACGTCATCCACGCTACGATCGCTGGTGCCGGCGCAGAAGCGTACATCTACATCGAATGACACTCAAGGGGGTATCTGCTAAGACGCCCCTTCCCGAGGTCCGGCCCGTGACAACCCTGCCGAACTCTAGCTGGTGGCTCCGGTTCACCGCGCGAGTTCGGCATTTCCTTGAGGACTCGCAAGTCGTCGCACCGCGGCGCGGCCGGCAAGAGGTGTGGCGCGCCCAGGACCGCGGCGAGCTGGTTCCGGCCCAAGTCGATCTCGGGATGCAGGGCAGCACAATCGTTGCGACGGCCCGCCCGAGGGCTTCGATGGTCCTTCGGGTCTATCGAGAAGCCACGAAGACCTGGGAGGCGCCGATCGTCGTCGACTCTGTCGACATCCGCCCCATTAACAAGGAGTAACTCATGGCGACAATCTACACGCAGGCCGGCGAAGAGCTGGTCGTTGACCTTATCGACGACACCGCCAGCGGCGCGGCGACGCACTACATCGGCTGGGGCACGGGCGCAGGCACGGCCGCCAAGGGCGACACGACCCTCTTCACAGAGGCGTCCGAGACCCGCGTGGCCGCGACCAAGTCGCAGCCGGCGGTTGACAAGAACCAGTGGCTCGGCACGCTGACCGCTGACGCCGCGAAGACCATCACCAACGGGGGCGTGCTCAGCGCTCTGACGGTCGGGACGCTGATTGTTCATGGCGACTTCGCTGGTGTCGCGCTGTTGCTGGGCGACAAGATCGAGTTCACCGTCACGCTGGAGCAGACGTAACTCATGGAGCTCCTTCGAGTGCAAACCGCAGACCCGGATGTGCTGGCGCGGAACTTGGCGTATGCCGGCGCACTTGCACGATCCATGCCGCCGGCGTGGAAGGGCGCGCACATCTCGCACGTCTACAGCGGGCCGGGTGGCGAGTACATGGGCCGCTTGCTGCCAGGCAAGGGGCTGTATCTAGAGTTCGACCCCAAAGAGCTAGGGATGACGCACTTTCCGCGTCACGTCTTCGCCCGCTCCCCCGTGAAGCGGCTGATCGACGGGCTGGTGGGATTTGGCCTGCCGCTGGCCTGGGCCGAACAGGGAGCCATCACGACCTACGACGGCATCATCAGCGCGCGTGCTGGCGGCAAAGCGTTCGACATCACCTGGTCTAAGACCAGCATCACCACCGTCGCTAACACCTACTCCACGCTCTATCGGGCCGGCGGTCTGCCGGTGGCCGGGACGTACACGAACATCCCCGGCGGCGCGGCGCACACCCGCGCCTCGACAGGGGCTTGGTCTACTGGCCTCATCGACCCAACTAACCCGGACAAGAAGTACATGCTGACGCTGGGCTTCACGCACGCTTCGGCGCTCAACATGCTCATCCTGATCGACCTGCTGGTGGCAGCCGGGAACATTCTGGCAACCACAGCATCTGCCCAAACCGTCAACTCAACGGCCCTGACGCGATACACGACCGGCGCAGGCGTGATGATGACCTTTGACATCACGACTGCTCTTTCGGCTACTGCCCACAACATGACGGTCAACTCCTACACGAACCAGGCGGGCACCGCCGCCCAAACGACAGGTGCTCAGACCGGGTTGAGTGGTGGTATCGTGATGCGTCTTGTCCCGGTTGGCCTAGGCCCCTTTATGCAGCTTGCTACTGGGGACTACGGGGTGCGGTCGGTCGAACAGTATACGAACTCTGCAGCTCTCGCGGCAGGGGTGTTCGCCCTGAACCTCTACTTCCCGATCGCGTTCGTGCCTGGGATCGGCGCGAACGTCTACATGGAGCGTGGCAGCACCGTGTCGGTGGATGGCTTGACCGAGCTGGTGCAGACCGCCGGCGGAGTGCTGGGCTGCCTGGCGGCCTATGCCTTCTGCAACACGACATCTAGCGGCATCGGCACTTACTTCCTGCGGACCTGCAACGGATAAATGCTCCTCGGCTGGGCGGTCGGCGCCAACGGCATCCAGCAGGCGGTTTACGCGGCTCTCCGGGCTGGGATGTCCCTTAAGCCCGCCCAGGCTCTTAACGCCAACACAGAGATCGGCATGATGGCGGGAGAGGCTGTTCAGGTCCAACAGCGGTTCCGTCCGGACAACGACGGCTCGTCCGGAGCGTTTACGCATAACTGGTCGACGGGCTCGGACGTGAAGATCCCCTGGCCGGTCAAGGCGGCAGGGGTCATCACATACTTCAAGACCCTTGCGGCGGTTGCTGTCGGGCAGGCGGTTTTCGTCCGGAAGATCTCGATGACGAAAGCTGCGGTGGCTGTGGGAGTGCCGTTCATGGACCCGGTGGCGACGTTCCGTCGCTCGATGGCCGCGACGGCTGTCGGGGTGCCGACGCTGACGAAAGCGCCGCTGTACTCGCAAGCCCTGAGCGCAGTTGCAGTCGGGGTTGCGACGCTCACAAAGGCGGCAACGTACCGGCGCACGCTGGCGGCGACAGCCGTTGGGGTCGCCGCGGTTGCCCGGAAGATCTCGATGACGCTGGCGGCTACCGCAGTCGGTGTCGCCTCTGTAAGCCGGGTCACAACCTTCCGCCGGACGCTGGCCGCTACGGCAGTCGGGGCGGCGGGTCTCTCGCGGAAATACTTCAAGACGCTAGGCGCCACAGCCGTAGGCACTCCGACGCTGACACCCACCTTCATCTCAGGCGGCGGGGGCGGCGGTGGCGCTCGAAGCAAGTTCAAGCGGTTCGTGAAACTCATCAAACGGAGGTAACGCCCCATGCCTTTCAACGGGTTTGACATCTACCAGACGCGCAACGGCGTCCCTGAGACCGACATTCGCAAGATGCTCTGGTCCTTCCGTGCAAGCCGCGACCCGGTGCAGGACTTGTCGGTATCGCAGTCGGACATCGACCGCTGGGGATTCAACCGCGGCTATACGCGCTGGGCAGACGGGGACCGCATCTCCTACCACACGGTCTACGCCTTCGTGCAGCACCAGGACCCCGGCCATCACGACTTCGTGAACGCGATTCGGTTCCAGTGGCAGGACTTCGGGGCGACAAACCGGCTGCTCGATCAGGGCATGGCCGAGCTCGGCGAGGGCAGCGACCTGGGTGGCTCCTTCCCCGGCTTCCCGAAGCAGGGTCTCGCGCCGTATCCCTACGAGCGCGTGACGCCGCTTCCTGTCAACAAGTCGCGGCCAGGAGCCGTAGTGGAAATCTTCCATCTGCGGAACCAGACCAACCAGCTCCTCCAGCGGTTCGTCGTCCCGGCGATCGACCCGGCGACGGCCGTAGGCGCGCCGCAGACCCGCTGGTTCTACCAGCTCAACGGTCTCGTCGTAGCCGTGAACGACGAACTCGGCGTCATCGCCAAGATCATCATCGCCGGGATGCACCCGGCCTACACCTATCGCATCCAGGGCGTTGCCACCGCAGGAGTGTAACTCGTGGACTTCTCTGACATGCAGGCCGAGCTCAGTGAGATCCTCGCTGAGTCCAACGTCAAGACCTTCTCCCTCGCCGCCCGCAAGCGGTGGCTCAACGAGGGAGTCGTCGACGTTTGCCGGCTGACCCTGTGTCTCCAGAAGGAAGTCGCGAAGAACGTCACGGCAGCCACCCGGACCTACGACATCAAGACCGACTGGTCGCTGACCGACTTTCTTGCGTTCGCCAAGGAAGGCATCCAGCACTACAACGGCTCCTCGACGGCTCCTCTGTGGACGCCGCTGGAGCGGAAGTCGATCGAGTGGCTGGACGAGAATGTCGCCGGCTGGCGAGACACGAGCGCCACGAATCGGTCGGACACCCTTTCCTACTACGCCAAATATGGCCTGAAGGTCTACTTCCAGCCTGTACCTATCTCGGCCGTAACGGGCGGCTGGATCATTGGCTACCACTACTACCCAATTTCCGGCACCACGGTCGGGGGGCTGGTCAACCCTACCGACAAGCCGTTCGATGACTTTCCGGAGTTCTATCCGTACCACCGGCTGCCTGTACTCTTTGCTGGCTATCGCGCGCTCCTCAAGGCCGGCGCGCCGAAGGGCCAGCAGGTTCTTCAGGAGTACAGCGCTGGCATCCAGCTGATGAAGCAGGAGCTTCGGCGCGAGCCGGACCGAGAGCCGGTGATCTCGCTGTTCAACTACCGAGCCCAATGATTCGCGTCCTGTGCATCGAGAACTTGCACGCCTTCGAGGTGGCCCCGGCCGCTGAGGCCGTGTCCTGCCCCGTCTGTGGTTGCCGGCACGTTCGTCTCGCGCCCGAGTCCGCCCCAGAGGGCGTGCCGATCATGCGCAACAGCCCTCGGACGCGCGCGCGCGTGGAGCCAGGACGACACAAGGTCGGCGGAGCGCCGACGTGGTTGGATGACCCGAAAACCTTTGTCCAGACAGCCCGCAAGCTCGCGCCCGAGTTGAGTGATGCGGAGCTGAAGACCGCAACCGAGAGGTGGTTTCCCAATGGCTAGCGACAACTACGGCGTGAGCTTCAGCCCCATCAGCGGGGATCAGACTGAAGAGGAGCTCCAGCGGATGCTCGAACGGCTGTTCGGGGGTGCGAAGCCAAGCATCTCGGCTCTCCCGCGCCCGAAAATCCGCGGCGTCATCGACAATCTGTTCGCCTCGCTTCTGAGCGGCGGAGTGCGCCGGCCGGAGATCTCGGAGATCCTGGCCCCGCAGCAGCCCGCCGTGACGGAAGCGCCCGAGGGGCTGCCCGAGGAGGCGCCAGCGCCTGCCGAGGAGCTCGCCCCCGAGCGTATGACGCCCGAAGAGGGAGAGCCTGTCGCGCCGGGTACGGAGCAGCCGGAAGGCCCAGAGGTCGACTGGCCCGTGCCTAACGAGGGACAGACGGACCCGTATGGCAACCCCTACCTCGGCAGTCCAGGGAACGTGCCGTCGACAAGCGGGCCGACTGGTGAGCCCAACCCGATCAACCCGTTCTCGGAGTATGCTCCCACAGCCGCGCCTTCTGCTCCTCCGGTTCCGGCTGGAGAGGATGAAGAGGACGATGAGTTCTTTCGGACTCTTCTAGGACAGAACCAGCCGATCTAACAATGGCGAAGAAGAGCCAGGCCGGCGTCGTCAAGACCGCCGACCGGCGCCTCCTCCAACTGACCGACTTCACGGGTGGGTTGAACACTCGGACG